ATGGCTATTTCAGATAGTTATCTAAAGTCGTGCCTCGGGCGCGAACGAGACAAGGTAGAAGAGAAAGCTGACCGGGACGGCCTTTGGGTGCGCATTTCTAAAAAGGGCGCCGTCACCTTTTTTTACCGTTTCCGCTTTCTGGGGAAGCAGGACAAGATGACGATCGGCAGTTATCCTGAGTTCGGTTTAAAGGCCGCGCGCGATGAAGTAGCCAAATGGGCTGCGATTCTTGCCCGCGGGGAAAATCCTCGAATCAGGCAAAGCCTCGATAAAGCAAAAATAAACAGCCAGTACACATTCGAGGAACTTTTCCGCGAATGGCACGCCATGGTTTGTATCCAGAAAGAAACAGCAGGGCAGATCCTGCGGACGTTCGAACTTCACGTTTTCCCTAAACTAGGTAAATACCCGGCACACCAGCTGACGCTACATAACTGGCTTACGGTTCTGGACAGACTGGCGCAGGGTTATAGTGAGATCACCCGCCGGGTAATCAGCAACGGCCGGCAGTGCTATTCATGGGCGGTTAAACGTCAACTACTTGAGACCAACCCTCTGTCTGAAATGTCTGGCCGCGATTTCGGGATCCAGAAGCAGATGGGGGAGCGCACCCTTGATAGAAAAGAACTGGCGATAGTATGGCGAGCTATTGAGGACTCGCGCCTGATGGAACGAAACAAGATACTTTATAAACTCTCTCTGCTATGGGCATGCAGGGTCGGCGAACTGAGGCAGGCCGAAGTATCGCATTTCGATTTTGAAGAGGGTATTTGGACCGTTCCATGGGAAAACCACAAAACCGGGCGGAAGAGTAAAAAACCGATACTTCGACCGATAATTCCAGAAATGCTACCGTTGATAAAACGGGCCATTGATCTTGCACCTGGTCGCTTCGTTTTCTCTAAGTACGAAGATAAGCCGATGAGTGAAGGCTTCCATATGAGCATCAGCAGCAACCTGGTTAAGTTCATGCTGAAAGCTTATAACGAGCAAGTGCCCCACTTCACGATTCACGATCTGCGCAGAACTGCGCGCACAAACTTTTCTGAGCTTACCGAGCCGCATATTGCTGAGATAATGCTGGGGCATAAACTGCCCGGCGTATGGTCTGTATATGACAAGCATACGTATATAGAAGAAATGAGAGAGGCATATGGCAAGTGGTGGGCCCGACTGATGAGCATCATCGAGCCCGATGTACTGGAGTTCACGCCGCGTCAGGCCGGATAAGGCGACCTTTGTTATCGCGGGGCAGATTCAGATGTGACATTGGCCGTCTGGTTTTCCTAACCATCTCTTTTTGCTGCCAGGCGACTACTTTGCTTTTCAGCCATTTGTTTGGGCCGCCCATATATGAACAGTCTGGATCAGGGAAGGGGTTTTCGCTCTTTTTACGCTTGCGATAGCGATCCAGTGTTCTCGGTGTAATGCAGAGTTGTTCGCAGATATCGCGCGTTTTCATCAATTCGAGTTCATTGCTCATCATTATCTCCATTGGCCCCTTCGGGGCCGTATCATTATCAGGAAACTTGCCCAGCCAGTGCGCGCAGTCTACGTGCGCAATTCATAGCAGTAGCCACGTAACTGCAGCGTCGGTTAACCACCTCAACTGTGATTTTTGTGCCCTGTACCACGACGGTATAGGTCCGCTTCATTTTCTGCCGGCCATAATCGCCATAAAGCTCAACGTGTTTTGCCAGTGCCGCATCGCACGCCTGGCGGCCCAGCGGTGATTGTTTGCTTCGGTTAATCAGTCGCATATTCACCTCACACAAAGACATCAACCGGATCGCCAGCTGCGCGCGCGTTGTCGTTCGCTTCCCGGCGGAGGCCGAGAACATAGCCAACGGGATCCCAACTGGACAGAATTGCATTGAGCTCTTTATGGCTGTGCCAGGTTGTCAGGCGTTTTTTAAGCTCGCTGGCGCAGGCGCGCACGTTCGCCCGGGTGGGGCCGGCCATCTTCATGCATAAGCACAAAGTCAGAAGCAGATCCGAATATTCGTCGGCGGCTGCACGCAATGCTGCCGGGTCGATGCTGGCTTCCAGCTCAGGTAATCGATGTTTAAGACTCATGCTGTCAGCTCCTCAATTCGTTTGAACTTAATAACCCAAACCCAGGGGTTGGCTTTCCAGCTCTCCTCGCCGTAGATTGAGTCCCACAGCTCGCGGAATGCTAAACCGGCTTCCATAGGGCCAGATGCGGCAATAACACCCTCGGCGCGTGCATCGTCCTGGCTCATGCTGCGTAGGCGCTCCACGCGCACGCCGGTGATTTCCAGCATAATGCGGCTGGCCCAGCGCGGCATGTGCAGCGAAGGAGTCCATTTCTCAGGCGTTGCCGGTTTATTGCAGACAGCTACGGGTACACGGCGGGTTTGCTCCGTCCATGAATTTCGCTCGCTGGCTTTGTATACCAGGGTAGCGACGTCTGTAGCCCGGCTATGCACCCGAAAAGCCTCCCGCACCCAGATGCGGTCGCCGACAGCACCAAACGGACATGGGTGCCAGAAATCGCAAGCATGCTCTGCATCTTCGCTCCACGGCCATTTGCTACCGTCTTCACGCTCACCAATTTCAGTGAACCGAGTCTGTTTCCATTTGATAGGTCTCCGGGTCTGCGTCTTCCGGCCGTCGAGCAGCGCCCGCACCATCTCAGCGTTAAAAATCATTCCGCGCTCAGAAATTTTCGTCATATCGTTACCGGGAGGGCGAACCCTCCCGCCTCCCTTAGCCCACGTATTCCGGTTTCATGTCGTCCAGGGTGATGCGGAACTGGTCATACAGTTCATCACCGAGGTGGCGGCGCGATGAGGTCAAGGTGCTTTCTGCCTTCGCGAATAATGCTTCTGCTTCCGGATCCCCGGGGTTAGGGAGTGAATTTATGGCTGCCTCAACTTTGTTCTTTGCATCAACAAGGTAGTAGCGCTTCACCGCCTTATTCTTCAGTTCGGTATACAGGGCGGTACCAAGCAGAGCTTTCTGTGATTCGATGTCTGCACGAATGGCTTTGGCCTGGTCAACAGAGCTTGCGGTATCAATGCGGTCGCGTAGGTCGTCTGCAACTACGTCAACATTAGTTGCTGATTCCTGCGCGGTGGCAAGGATGCCTGTTTCGCTGGTGATCTCATCAACAGTCATTCGCTGGGTTGGATTTATTTCGCGCTCAACGCGTTCCTCCAACTCATCAGGGGTGTAGACCCCCAAAATCGCCCATGGTGTGTAGGCACGAGCCCAGTATTTCACTTGCAAGTAGCCAATTTGCTGCTTTGGGTTACTTTTCCACAGGGGCGAGTTTTTGATTGTTACTTCCGAAACGCAGAGCCATTCATTCCATGTAATGTCTTTCTCTCCGCTAATGACTGCGCCAACACGGCACTCCATCAGATCCTTTTCGCCACGATATTCATAATGGAATCGCCCCCGTATTGCGCCGGTGGCAGTCAGTACCGCGCTAACTAACTGAGCTTCATATCCTAGAGTGCCATTTATAACGTGTGTTTTCTGACCGACTACGTAGGGGTCCATACCCCATCGCGCGGCTTGCATGACAATGGCGAGGCAGTCTGATGGCTTACCCTGAAGATGTTTGGGCACAGTAGAAATACCCTGGGACATAACATCAGCAATCTTCATCATGCGATCCATGACATCGCCATTCAGCAGTAACGAGCCATTATTCATTGTGCTGGGTGCCTGCTGATCAATTACCGCTATGTTTCTATTTTCCATGGTGCTTCCCCCTTATGCCTGTACGCGCAGCGCTTCGAGGCGGCGCACATCAAAATCGTTAAGTTCTTCGGTGTAGTCTTCGGTAATCGGCGCCGGCCATTCGCCAGTGTCAAAACCGTTCGCGATGGCACGCATTGCTTTGCGATATTCCAGCATGCCGAGTTCCAGCAGTTCTTCGGATGCCTCGATGATGGCGATCCAGTGGTAGTTCTCGTCTTTGTTGACGAAAATCCAGAAGAACTGATCCAGCGCTGCGGTTTCGCAGTACATAGCCGCGCTGAGGTGGTAATCGCGCTCGATGATTTCCCGGTGCAGTTTCGCGCGCAGGCCTTCCTGCTTGATGTTCCACATGCTGATGGTTTTCAGGTCCGCACCGATGCGCAGGCCGCCCATGTCTATCTCAAGGTCAGGACGCACGCGAACTTCCAGCCCGGTTTCCTCATCAATGCCGAAATAGCTCACCTCGACGGCACGGCCCGGATGCGTCAACAACTTGCCAGCGGTCGGGTGATTCAACAGTGCTTTCTGAATGGCCAGCGCCGTAGCCAGCTGCTGGCGGGTAACCAGCACTTTTCCTTCCGGGTTCTCGCGCCATGCATCCAGCAGCTCGTCGGCAAACACGGCATCCGGTTTTACCGATTTCACGGCCTGAATCAGATCGGCCTTTGTGCCAGAGACTTTCAGGGGCTGCGCCTTCTGTGCTTCCTGAGCAACCATGTCAGGATTAATAAGCGCCAGCTGTTCCAGTAAGGCATCGCGGCTGCCGCTGGTTTTAACTGGTGAGGGCTTCTGCATTTCCTGAGCAACCAGATCCGGATTGATGATTGCCAGAGTTTCCATCAGCGCTTCCCGGCTGCCACTGGTTTTGAGCTGTGGCGGCAGGGTGGCGTTGAATTCCTTGATACAGGCTTTCATTGCAGCCGCGGTCTGTTTCTGGCCTTCTTCAATGCGCTGGAAATCAACTGGCAGAGACATGTAGCTCTGTCCTGTTTCGTTGATATCGTTCCCCAGAGCGGTCTGCGCTGGCAGACTAGCGTTGTGTTCTTCAATGAGTGCTTTGATCTCATCGGTGCTGAGGGGGGCGATCAGGCTGGCGTTGTGCGCCTCCAGCAGCGCCTTAATGTCGTCAGCACTCAACAGCGGCGGAAGCCCATTGTTGTATTCGTCGATAAACGCGCGGATCGTCGCAGTCGTGGTGAAGGCGCCTTCCGGGACTTCCGGCTCGATACTGAATTCTTTTTCCAGCTGATCAGGCTGCAGCGCCAGTGCATGCACCAGATTGCCCATATCCAGAACAGGAGAGCGCACCTTCTGGATGGTTTTGGATACGTGGCGCGCCTCGAAATACATCAGCGATACCCGGGCATCTTTAACCATCGTGGAGCTGATGCCGTTAGCGGCGTGGTAGACCTCATTTGGCACGCCTTCATATCGACCAGGCTCGAAATACTCCGGCCATGCTGGCGCTGCTTGTTCAGCCTCTTCCTCTTCATCGCTATGAGCACTCTCTGAAACCTGGCTTTTCAGCACTTCGGCGGTAAGATCCGGGCAGCGTTCAGCCAGTATTTTGCTCATGTTCATGGCAATTGTTTGCGCAGGAGGCTCATCAGCGCCTTCGCCTGCTGATACCGCATTATCATTTTCGTCTTCGACCGGCTGAGCCGTTTCCATCTGCACATCGCTGGTGGTTTCCCCGGAATTAGCTGGATGTAATTTTTCCTCTGCAGCGCGCTGGCGCGCCTGGTCCACGATAGAAAGTGCTGGTGCTGGTGCTGGCTGGCTATCCATCAGACCATCAATCGAAAAAACACCATTGCCCATGTTTGAAACTTCAGGCTGTTTGGGTTTGGTCAGGTCTTCGGTTATCCACTTCGGATCCGTGGGGTCACTGATACCTTCGACATATCCGCCGCGTTCGGCGGCCAGAACCTGATTAGCGTCAGGGCGTTTCTTTTGAGCTTCTTTCACCTGTTCGGTGCCAATTACCTGAAAGTCAGTTGGGAGAGTTTCCAGGCCAGGCACACCTTCATCTCCATCGATAGCCTTTTTCACAGCGTCCAGAGTGACGGCGGCAGATGAAACATGACCAGCTTTTTCAAGCGTCTCAGTAGAATGGGCGTCATGCTTATGCTCGGTCAGGTTCGCATTGATATAGGTCTGCAGACTTACCGGGAAATGATGAATGTCGCTGGTGGCGCCACGAATAAGGGCAAAAATGGCGGCGCGGGAATAATCCAGGATGCCTGCAACCTTGCGCAGCGCTGCAGACCATTCCTTGAACGGACTTTCTTTCTTCTGGACGATCTCTTTGGCCCGGCGGTGAATTGATGCCGGGAAATTGTAGATATCGAAATCCATTGGCATTGTGGCCAGAGCTATTTCTACATCGAGCGTATCAAGGGTATGGGTGTAGTCAGGGTTGCGATCGGTTTTATTACCGCCGCCAGCATTCGTACCTGCATCGGTTTTCAAAACCGAAGAAATGCAGTTACCGGCAGCCCATTCCCTGGTGAGAATGCCGCGGTCGATCGCGTTCGTGGCGAACCACAGTTTTGCAAACTGGATACGTTTGCCGAGCTCATGTCGTTTCCCTTCCGGGAAGACTTTTTTATTGGCGCTGGTGAATTTCCAGAGCGCCGGCATATCGTATTTTTTGATTTCAGGGACATTCTCGGCGGCCAGGATCAGGTCCTGGATGGCCGCATTATCAGTGTCCATTTCAAGAGCTGACAGCTCCTGCCGGTGAGGCATGCTGATATGATAAACGTGACGTTCTTCAGCCATGTACTGCGCCAGCAACTGAGCGCGAAAGGGGAGTTCTGCCACGTTAAAAAGCGCGCTCGAATCGTCCTGGTATTCATCGCTACCGAAAGTTTCCACGGGCTCAGCGGATACTTCGGCATCATTGATGTGATGCTCCGCAGGCGCCTGACCTGGCTTCAGAGCCCAGGTGCGACCATCATCGCCGAGCTGGTAGCGTTCGCACCATGAGTAATCGAGAACACCTTCCGCCGGCAGGTCATTGAATACCGGGAAATCGGTGCGAATTGGTTTTTGATAGTCTTTGCCGCGGCCTGTTTCGATCCCGGCGTCTTCCAGATCGACGTCCAGCTGCAGAAGGGCGCGCGCCTCTGATTTATTAGTGCGCCAGATTACGGCATCAGCTTTACCCGATTTTTGAGTCGCTTTTATCAGATAAAAATATTCCATGTGATAGCCTCTATTTTGGATGTAGAATCCCCCGGGCCATTGGTAGCGCCCATTCAGGGTGGTCATTGGTTTTGGTAATTTCCGGTGTAACTTTGGTCGGTGGCACCGGACGTACAGCCCGCTTCGGCGGGTTTACGTTAGCTCTCGTGTGCCATCTGGTCGTAAGAGGCGCAACGTTCAGAGCAATACTCTTTTTCTTTCCGTGCGAGCTGGTTTCCCTGGAGGTATAACAGGGTGCTTACCACTGGTTTTCCCTCGATTGCTTTACGGCAGTAACCGCATTTCTTCTGCATTCTTCCCCCTACATTTGCACCGTGAACCCGGCCGGATGCTCGTCCAATACACCTTTCAGCGGATAACATTCAGCTTTCACGTGTTGCTCTTCTGCGGCTGCCTTGCAGTCATTCTCAGTGTCGTAAACGCCGAGCAGGACATCCTGATTACCGCCCGTCAGCATGCTAACGGTGAGAACCAGGGCAAACATCGTGCTCATGAAGGGTCTCCTTTTTGCGCGAGCATGTAGCACACCCGGCGGATGAAAGCTGACAGCGGACTTAAACGAACAGCCTGCTGACGAGCGGGTTTGCGTGCGAAATCATTCATAGAAATAACTCCCTCAGTGCGCTGATAAGCGCTATCCAGATGAAGAGTCCAATTACTGCCGAAATGACCATGGCTCTGATGCCTTGTTTACTCATTTCAACCTCTGCCTTGTCGCCGGCCAGCGGAACGTTTACCACCTGACAACAATGCGTTTGTTGTCGATGTGAATAACGTTACAAGGTAAATTTGCTTTTTACAAGAAGAAATACAAGAAAATGTTGTTATTGAGGGCGTGGGGAAACGGCTATCCGATATGGATAGCTGCTAATCATATGAATTTAATCGTTAATATCTTTGATGATGCTGAGAACGTCATCCTTGAGGAGGTCTAGTTCTTTTAAAGTGGCTTTTGCGTGGACTATTAGCCTGTTCTTCTCGGCTTCCGGCATCTGGTTAAAGAGAGCTAAAAGGGCTTTCTCTTTGTCATCCAGTTCGTTCCGGCCAGGCGCTTCAGGTTCTGTCTGCGATGAAACATTCTCACCATCTTCGTCTGGCGGCATGAAAAACCAATGCTCAGGTTTACCAGTTACAGCCGCAAGTCTTTTAAGGCGCTCACCGCGTGGAGTTGTTTCACCTTTGGCCCATTGTTGAACAGCCTGAGGAGAAACAGTAACTCTCCTGGCAATCTCAGATAGGTTCCAGCCAGTTTGATCCTGGATGAGCTGGAGCCTGCGGACAAAGTTTTCATGCTGTTCTGTTTTCATATTTATCATTTTACAAGCCTTACTTGTAGAAGACATTGCAAGATTAACACAAGAAAAACTTGTTATATCTAATTTGGTGATGTAATGTTTTCTTGTATTTCCAAGGAGGCTTTATGAATACGAATCTAAAAACCATTATCTGCTCAATCATGAGCCAGACCGAGCTGGCTAAACGACTCGGCACAACCCCTCAAACAGTTAGCCTTTGGCTGAATAGCGAGACCCCCGCTCATCGCGTAATTCCAGTTTGTGAGGCTCTCGGATGGAAGGTTACCCCTCATCAGATGCGTGGTGACATTTACCCAAACCCCACTGACGGCCTGCCGAAACAGGAAGGCTGACTATGCAAACACTTTCCTTTCAACAAAATACCGGATTCAACACCGGCGCCCTGATAAAGCGAAATCAGCTGAGAGAGTCAGATCACGACGCTATTCGCTCTGCTGTTCGCGCCTGGGCTGCAGCTGAGGGCCAGGATGTTGTATCGGCACATATCATCGATGAGTGGCGCCAGCAGGGCGGTGAGGAGATCGCGTTCCCTGATGATATCAGCCGTGCCCGACAGAAGCTTTTTCGCTACCTGGACAACCCGGCCGAGTCTGAGCGCTATCGCGAGTACGTTCGCCTTCTTACCCCGGCAATCATGGCCGTTCTTCCGCTGGAGTTCCGACATCGTCTGATGCCACAGGACGATATTTTGTCGCGCCTGTCTTCGGCCATGAAGGAATGCGCTGAAGCAAAGCAAGCGGTGATGCTGAACGCGCCAGAGCACCAGAAACTGAAGGAAGTGAGCGAGGGGATTGCGTCGCTTTTCAGGCTAATGCCTGAGCAGACAGGAGCGCTGATGACGATCGTGAGCTCAATGCTCGGCGTGATGTAAGCGAGGTTCCATGAATCACATCGAATTTATTGAAAAGAATGTCCGCGAGGAACTTCTTCGCCAGGGCTTCACGCAAGCAGTGGCTCAGGGGGGGCATACCAGGCGGTCGATATGTACAAGCGGATGTCACAGGCAAGCCGCAAAGGGGGAATGTTTGACGATGTTATGCGATACGCAAAGTTATGGGCTGAGAAGCAGACCAGCGCAGCTGAACGCCGGGAAGCAAAGCGGAAAGTGCGAAAGGGCGTCGATCAGGCTGGGTTGTTCTGAAAGGGTGAAGACTGTTGTGCGCCAACACAGCCAGTCTTCGGGGTGTGAAAAAAGGGCTCTTAGTTCACGGAGTGAGTATGTCAAATACCGCTGAAGTTATCAATTTTCCGATTAAAACCGAGCGTTCGGGAGGTCAAATGGCCGACCTGGCTAACGGGTATACCAAGATCGCAAACGAGATACAGAAGCTCAAGCCGCGTCTGCGGATGTCAGGTCGTGAGTGGCAGTGTCTTGAGGCTGTTATCTGGCTTACCTATGGATGGAACAAGAAGCAGGACCGAGTAACAAACACGGTGATTGCTGAGCTGACAGACCTCGGAGAGTCGCATATTTCCGACACAATCAAATCTCTCGCGGAGCGGAAAATTATCTTCGCTCATAAGCAGGGAGTGATGAAAATTGTCGGTATAAATACTGAGCTATCTGAGTGGATTTTAGACAAACCGAAAACGGGAAAACTCTTCCCGGAATCGGGAAAAGTGTTACCGAAAACGGGAAAACCTTTCCCGGAAACGGGAGACACCCAATACAAGAACAAGAACAATAGTAAAAGATCTTCTTCGTCTCGGAATTCTAAAGAATCCCGAAACGAGGAAACTTTGAAGTTTCTCTCTCGTCATCCAGAAGCGGCCGATGGGATTTATACCCCTGCGGGTAAATCCTGGGGAACAGCTGACGACCTCAAAGCCGCGCGATGGATTTTCGATAAAGCCCTCACCGTGAACGCCTCCCTCTCAGAGCCCAACTGGGTTGAATGGGCGAACACCATCCGCCTGATGCGTCTGCAGGACAAGCGCACTCACTATGAAATCTGCGAACTGTTCAAGTGGGCGAATGAAAATGATTTCTGGCAAGAAAACATTCTCTGCCCATCAAAACTACGCAAACAGTGGGATCAACTCACGACAAAAAGACTTCGTAGCCATAGCCCATCAAAAAACAAATCAGGCGCCAGTGCGCTGGACAATACCGATTGGATCGACGGGGTACTCGAATGAAATCTATCGCAGAAAGCATGCACAACTTCGACCGTGAAAACTTCCAGCGAGTGGCTGCCGGGCTTCCGGAAATGCAGGACGAGCAGGCAGTAAAGCGCCAGGCGGCCAAGACTGCGGAGATCTTCAACGAGCTGTTCCGCCAGCTGCTTGCCGTATTCCCGGTGTTGGCCAACAAATCTGTGGAAGACCTCAACGAGATGCGTCGCCAGTGGTTGTTGGCGTTCAAAGAAAACGGGATCACCACAGTTGAGCAGATTAACGCAGGGATGCGGGTTGCGCGCAAACAGGAAAAACCATTTATGCCATCACCGGGACAGTTCGTCGCCTGGTGTCGTTCTGAGGAGGCGGTAACTGTAGGCCTGCCAGATGCGAGTGAGCTGGTTGAAATGGTTTACCAGTATTGCCGGACTCGCGGCCAGTATCCAGACGCTGAGTCGTACCCATGGCCTGAGCACAAAATCGAACCGTTAACGCTGAAACACAAAGCTTGCTACTGGATGGTTACTGGCTTGTACGCAGACATGCGCGCAAACGGCCTCAGCGACACTGAGCTGCGACGTAAGGCGCAGGATGAGCTTCTGCGTATGGTTCGTCGCTTGAATGCCGGGGAAGTGATTCCCGAGCCGGTTAAACAGATCCCAAAGCTTGGCGGACGTCCGCTGAGTAACGAGCAGGGCTTAAACAAAATCGCTGAAATCCGCGCGAAATTCGGTTTAGGCAGAGGGCGGAATCATGGCTAGAGCATTATCAGCAGTTGAGCGCAGAGAGTACGTCCGCGCAGTGATTCGGATCACCAGGCATCAGGGGCGCCTTACGACCACCGAGGCAATGAAAAAACTGGGGCTGAGCCGCGCTACTGTCCAGCGGTATTTTTCCGAAGCAGAAGCGACTGGCGAGGTTGTCCGGCATGGTCGTTTGGGGCTTTTCCGCGATCAGCGGGCCGTCATCGACTTTGACATGAAGCGTTTTGGCCTGGTGCCGAAAGTTGCTGTTGGGATGAATTACAGCCTGCTTGGCAGTCCTGTTTTTCAGCGAGTTTTAGATGTTCAGGAGGCTATTCATGGCTAAGAATTCAATCGATGTATACGGTGCCAGCGGCAAAACAAACGTGCTCAATTTCGAGCCTGAAAACCTGCACCTGGTCACCGATAAGACCCACCCACTTTATGATGAGCGGGTACACCTGCCTATCGAGGAAGGGATGGTACTGAACATTGCGGAGCTGGGTGTACTGGAGCCGATCATCGTCTGGAAAGACCCCGAAACGGGGCTCACCTGCGTAGTTGTTGGCCGTCAGCGCGTTAAACATACCCTGGAGGCAAATAAACTCCGTCTGAAAGAAGGCAAAGACCCACTGCTTGTACCCGGAGTCGTTAAGCGCGGATCAGCAAATCAGATGGCTAAATACATGGTCAGTGAAAACGAAATTCGCCGACCTGATACACCGCTTGGCCGGGCTAAAAAAATGTCAGACGCGCTCGACCGTGGGCTCGATGAGGACGACATTGCAGTGTTGTTTGGCTGCAGCGTTCAGACCGTTCGTGCAACGCTTTCCCTTCTCGATGCCACCCAGGCCGTCAGGGAAGCGGTGGAGGCTGGCACAGTTACCGTTACCCAGGCACGTCAGCTGGCATCGCTTAAACCCGAAGAGCAGCGGGAGAAGGTCTCCGAAATCGAAGCGGCAACTGCTGGCACAACCGGCCATGAAAAAGCCCGGCGTCAGCGTCAGATCCTCGGTGATGCAAAGCCGCGCCTGAAAACCCGCAAAGAAATCACCAAAGCCCTGGAATCAGCCGAGGGTGAGTATGCAAGCGCACTTCGTTGGGTGCTTGGGGGGGCCGTATGACAATCGTAAAAACCCATACCGGCACCGTGATCACCAAAGACGGTCCGAAGGTAAAAAAACTGCACCAGACAGAGCGGATGTGGGTCGTCGGCAAAAACGAGTTTTACCACAAAGAAACCGGGCGCCGTCACTTTGCAGAAAATACGCGCCGCCGGTTGCTGCTCGACACCATCAAGCCTATCGAGGTGAAGCATGTTTAAACAGAACGAAAAGGCTATTTTACAGATTGCGGAATATATCCCGCGCGCCTGCCGGGGTATGCAGCTGCAGGAAGCGAAAGCGCGTCTGGAGAAAAAAATCGCGCTCTATACCGATGACGGCTGTGATGTTGCCGTTCTTAACGCGGCGTTTGCATCAGCCCTTAACAGTCATACGCGGGAGTCTTTTTTTTCGTGCATCGCCAAGCAGCTGCGCGAGGGGGACAAATGACCGAGCAAACCATCCTCGACATGTGCTGTGGCTCCCGCATGTTCTGGTTCGACAAACAGGACCCGCGTGCAGTGTTCGCCGATATTCGCTCCGAGCAGCACACCCTGTGCGACGGGCGCAGCCTGGTTATCAGCCCGGACATTATCGCCGACTTCCGCGCGCTGCCGTTCGCTGACGCCTCTTTCCCCATTGTCGTGTTTGACCCGCCGCATCTTGAACGAGTTGGCGAAAACGCCTGGATGGGTAAGAAATACGGTCGCCTGAATAAAGACACCTGGCGCGATGACCTGCGTGCTGGGTTTAAAGAGGCATTTCGCGTACTGCGGCCACACGGCGTTCTTATTTTCAAATGGAACGAAACCCAGATACCGGTTAGCCAGATTCTGGCGCTGACAGATGAGAAGCCGGCAATCTGGCAACGCACCGGGAAATCGGACAAAACGCACTGGGTAATTTTCGTGAAGGGGGCCGACAAATGAGCAACTTTGATACTTCATCGCAAGTTAAGGCTCGCAAGTTACATCGCTGCTGTGAGTGTCACGGCGCTATCAATCCAGGCGATACCTACGAGAAAGTTTTTGTCGTCCAGGATGGCGATACCAGCAACTTCAAGACGTGCCAGAAATGCACAGAAGCACGTGACTGGCTGCTTAACGAAACTGATTGGCCTGACGATATCGACGGCGAAGGGCATTCGTATTTCTTCACGATGCTGCGTGACCACCTCCGAGAGCAAGGCCGGGAAGGTGACCGCAAATACGCATTTCGAGCGTATCGGCTTGTCGTCCTGATGGATAAGCGCCGCATGGCTTATGCCAACGCATACAACGCGGAGACCGTGAAAATCCGCGATTCTCTTGCTCAAGGAGTCTCAGCATGACAACTGATATCACCGAACTGGCGCAGCGTATGAAGGCTGCAGCAGAGAAAGCGACTCCGGGTCCGTGGTATGTACACGACAAGCCGTGTGAAGACGGCAACTACGGCATTGATACCAGCGATAAAGAATTTCTAGCTGAGGCTGTAGTTTGGTGGGGGTTTGCCCGCCAGAGCATTTGGCGTGAGGAAGACGCAAAATACATCGCCCTGGCTAACCCTGCCAACATCCTCGCGCTGGTAGAGGCGCTGGAAACAGAGAAACGTATTTGCGCAACGTGGAGAAAAACAGCTAAGTCGACCGGTGAAAAGCTGGAGAAGGCGCAGACCATCAACGCAGCAGCAGAAAAGCTGGTTCGCTGCAAAGGTCGCTATCACAGCGAGCAGAACTATCGAGCGCTGGCGGCACTGTTTGGCGTGAAAACCCCGGACCTGCCGCCGTTGGAGCATGAAAACGTCCATTATGCCGATGCTGCAGAGATGGAGATTGCAGCACTGCGCCAGCGCATCGCCGAGCTGGAGTCCCGCACCGTCACCGTGAAGCTGCCACAACGACTTCAGCCAGGCGCTGATGGTTGGGATGACTGGTATGTGCACAGCGACGATGAAGGAGAATATCTCAAGTTTGATGATGTGCTGGCAATGCTAACCGCCGCTGGCATCAAGGTGGAGGCCGAGTGATATGAAAAATTATTTGAGTAATCTGGCGTCAACTCTGCAGGGTATAGCTGGCGTTATTTCAGACGGTGAACGAGTGCAGCATGAATGCCCTGCATATTTAAAATCCGTGCTCCTTGAGGCGTCCCATGCATTAGATGGGCAGTCGGTTCGGGTTCACTATCCGCCTGCAGGCAGGCCCGAAATCATAAACGCCAGAGGAAAACGCAGGCAACTCAGCCTCCGGGAACGGATTGCAATCCGCATCCTCGGCGGCAGAACGGAGATTAGGCCATGACCAAATCAACCATAGCCAGAGAGCGCCTGGAACAACTCGCTGATAACAACACTATCTGCAAAGTTTCATGGGATGAGCGGATCGAACTGGCACAAATCGCGCTGGCCGCAATGGACAGCAGCGAGTCGGTTGAACTGCCGCTTGACTACCTGCAGGGACACAAAGACGGTCTGGGATGGGCCGCCCAACTGGCAGAAGCCAATCACCCTGAAACAGGAGACTGGCTGTACGATGACCCTTTAGAGCTGGCAAAAGCCATTCGCAAAGGTCCAGATATGCCGCCAGCGCAGCCGGCAGCGGACAGCGAGCCGGTAGCGTGGACATGGCAACATCTCAAGCAATGGCACGTCACTAATGACGAGGAACGCGCAAGGGATTTGGCGTGGGATGGCGTCAAGGTTGAGCCGCTCTATCGCCGCGCCGCCATGCTCAGCGGAGGTAAGTCATGATCAACCGCGACAAACTGGAGCACATTCTCGAATACGCCAGGCAGCAGAGGCACATCGGCCAGTCCTGCAAGGTTCCGCCAGAAGATATGGTCGAAATCATGGAACGATTGCTCAGCGCTTGCAACTCTCCGGCAATTCCGGATGGTTGGACATGCAACGATAAAGCAAACGCAGCGCTGATGATGCTTGATCGGATTGAAACGGCAGACCCTGTTGATGATGACCGTATCGACGGCATTAAGCGCATTGTTAGTGAGCTAGTAGCCGCCACGCAACCCCAAAACGCACCACAAAATATTCCTGAAATTATTCCGGGATGGATTCCGGTAAGCGAGCACCTACCAAAGGAGAAGGGTGTATACCAGGTGTGGAATGGAAAGTATGTAGACAACGTACCCTTCTGGTTTGGCTCGTTCCAGTCCCTTCATTCAGAGCTGATAACCCACTGGATGCCGCTGCCGGCCGGTCCGCAGGAGGTGAGGTGATGCCGAGGGCTAGTACGGTAGGCGAAATCGTCAGGTCTGACATGGTGCAGTCTGGGGCCCTCAGAAAGCGATACTGGCAATCATCATCTCTTCCGTTTCGTGAAAAGCGTAAGCACAGGCCACAACCTTTCCATTTCAGAAGAGATAGGGTGCTTCAAAAAATCATGCGCAGGGAGATGGAAGCCATGGTTAATCGCCTTAGTAAAATCGATGCTTCAAAGATTCTTGAGGAAGTTGGCGATGCCTAAATCCCCAGCAGAACGCAAAGCCTCCAGTTGAAATCAAACCCCTCTCCGGAGGGGTTTTTCTCGTATATGCTCATTTTGCTTTTATCCCCGGGAAGGGCGATAATTACCTCGTCAGCCTGAGCAACTGACACGATTATCCGGCGCCAAGTGGGGACACATGGCGCACAAAGTAAAAAACATCCGGATTAAAGATTTGTATGCAATAACCCTTCTGATCGTGATGATTGTTCAGGTTGTTGTAGTAAATGCAGTATTTGTCTGCGTGGGGCTTGGGCTTCTTGGGCTATCTGATGAAGCCCTGACGATTTTCGCGGGATGCTCAATGCCTCATATCTGTGGTCTTGTTTACTGCGTTATCCAATCCGTTTTCCGGGCAAAAAAATGAAAAGCCTTCTCTGCGGAGAGGGCTTTTTTATAGTTGATTAAACTGAAAATCTACGCGGATCTGGGTTCTCCCAGCGGTACATAATTGACATGTATTTCTGCAGTGTGAAGTGCGCTAAAGACAAGCAGGTTGCGCGTTGTGGTAATGCGGTTCCTCCGCCTTTTGCTGAGGCGCTGGTGAGGGCTAATTTACCGGAGATGTGCCTGAAAAAAGACATTGCAGCATGATAAAACCCGCTTCGGCGGGTTTTTTAATATGGAAAAACATCAATCTAAACATAAGCATGGTGTTAGCAAAAAGTGCTGCAGAGGGGTTGAACATTTCATGCAACCGGTATACTGTTTATTTATACAGTATCCATGTGAGGTGCTAACCATGAAAGTTGAAGTCACAATTGATAAACATAAAAAACTCCCTGATGGCGCCATACCTGCGCTTGAGCAAGAATTGCTGCGCCGCTTGTCCCAGTCTTATGATGACTGCAAATTAACCATTCGACGCACAAGCAACGATAGCCTTAGCGTTTTGGGCGGCGCTGATGGCGATAAAAAACGCGTTGAGCAAATTCTGCAAGAGACATGGGAAAGCGCAGACGACTGGTTTTATTAGTTTAATTGTGATGGTGGCGGCTCTTATCCCAGAGCATCGCATTCGCGTTTCCCTTGATGCTGCTACCCGTTTTTTATGAGTGCGTCTGTATGTCGCTCAGGGGGTAATGTGACAGATGGTATTGACCCAAATCAGCAGGGGAATGTGTGGGCCACCATTACGGACGGATCCGGACATGTGTTGTGCTCATTCCGATTAGCTTTGAATGACCGAATCCTTTTATCGAATATTAATAGTGAAGTATCGGTTAGGAAAATTGCTAAAGATGAACACCTCTGGACAAGAAAATCATTAGTGGAGGTTATTAAGGAAATGAGCTCTAAAAATTGACTCATAACAGCTAGCTACATCATACTTGTAGTGCTGGCCTGAACAACCAGCCACCTGACAGTAATGCGCCACCGGAGAACGTGATGGCGCAGCTTCACTTAATAAAACAATCTCAAGGTATCCTGATCCCCGCGACGCCGGAGACCAGTGATTTTCTGCAATCAAAATGCAAGCTCGGATCCGTTCTGGAAGCCGATTATAAGCTTGTCCGCAATCCGGCGTTTCACCGCCGTTACTTTGCTTTACTCAATCTCGGCTTTGAATATTGGGAACCTACCGGCGGGGCGATTTCGTCTAACGAGCGCAGGCTTATCACAGGTTACGCCAAATACCTTGCTGCATATGGCGGGAGTGAATCGGCGTTGCTTGATGCCGCCGGGCAATATCTCGACCGGATAGCTGAGAAGCGATCCGGCTATATCAGTATTTGCAAATCCTTTGATGCTTACCGGGCGTGGGTCATCGTTGAAGCCGGCCACTATGACGCCATACAGCTGCCGGACGGCACGCTGAAAAAACACCCTCGCAGCATTTCTTTCGCAAGCATGGACGAATGCGAGTTCCAGGAACTGTACAAAGCATCGCTGGATGTTCTCTGGCGGTGGATCCTCTCTCGTTCATTCAACAGCCTGCAGGAAGCTGAGAACGCCGCCAACCAGCTTTTAAGCTTCGCGGGGTGATGCCGATGAAACACTCATGGTTTCACCATCTCGAATGCACAACGCAGCAGGCCGACGAATTGGTAGCGAGATATCGTCAGCGGGGCGTAAAGGTCGAACGAAGCTTAAACCCTGACTTTATGACATGGACCGTCAGCGCGCAGCTGGTGGAGGACAAAAATCCGCCGCGGCCAGACTCTCGCTGGCGCAACAGGATGTGGGGGTGAGTATGGCGAACCTACGCAAAGAGGCGCGTGGCCGCGAATGTACCGTGCGGATCCCCGGGCACTGCAACGGCAACCCGGAAACCAGCGTGCTGGCGCATTACCGCCTGGCGGGTACGTGCGGCACAGGATGCAAGCCTGACGATACTCAGGCGGCGATCGCCTGCAACGGGTGCCATGACGTAATTGACGGCAGAACCAAAACCACCGATTTCACATACGACGAATTGCGCCTGATGCACGCAGAGGGGGTAATGCGCACCCTGGAAATCTGGCGGAAAGAGGGACTCATCAAATCATGAAAATCTACGATATCACGCCCATCGGCAAACCCAGGATGACCAGAGCTGATAAATGGAAGCAGCGTCCGGAAGTAATACGTTACCGGGCGTTCTGTGATGAAGCTCGTCTGCGCAAAATTCACCTGCCAGATTCCGGCGCTCACGTCACGTTCGTCATGCCTATGCCGCAAAGCTGGAGTCAGAAAAAGAGAGCGCAATACGCAGGACGTCCACATCAGTCAAAGCCCGACTGCGACAATATGCTGAAAGCCCTAATGGACGCCCTCTATGAGGATGATTCACACGTATGGGATTGCCGCATCACCAAAATATGGGGCGAGAAAGGGCAGATCATCATTGGGGAATCTCTATGACCCTCGATCACTTCATGCAGTACCAAACCGAGAGCGTTAAGCGCGCCAGTATGCCGCCAGTAGCAAAGCACAACCTGAACCAGACCAAACCAAAACAGCCAAAGAGGGCCGCAGCGTGAATCTTGAAAACACAGTGAAATACCACTTCGCAAAATCCACGCTGATTAGCGATTCTCCGCGTGCTACCGCCTCTGATTCACTGACCGGCACCGACATCATGGCAGCAATGGGCATGACCCAGGAACGTGCCGCTATGGGGTATAGCGCTTTCCTGGGCAAGATGGGCATAAGCAACAATGACCGGGATCGGGCTATCGGACTATTGGCTGAGTACGCGCTGACAAAATGCGATAAGGTTGCTGCGTTGCGAAAGCTCTCGCCAAGCGTAAAACCCCGGGTTATACGGATCCTCGCAGAGTACGCCTTTGAGGATTACTCCCGCAGTGCTTCCAGTAAAAAAACATGCGACTGCTGCAATGGGTCTGGATTCATCGACGCAGTGGCGTTCACCAACAAAGTAACGTATCCGGACGGCAAACCGCCGAAGTGGGTCAAAGTTACAAAGGGGATCTATCCATCATACTGGGAGGAGGTGAAGTCGGTCCGGGAGCAGGTCCGGGTGCTTTGCCAAAAGTGCAAGGGAAAAGGGACTGTTAGCGCCGCCTGTAACGACTGCCACGGTCGGGGGAAGGTAGTGAACCAGGATGAGACGGAAAAGCAGGGAGTGCCTGTGATGGGTAACTGTAAACGTTGTGGCGGTCGCGGGTATGAGCGAATCCTCTCCACTGCTGTACATAGGGCCATTTGCCAGATAACGGACGCCATCACTCTGGACACCTGGAAAAAGTCGGTTAAACCGTTCTTTGACGTGCTGATCACTAAATTCGATATAGAGGAGGCGTGGGCAGAGGCCCAACTCAAACAAATAACGCGGTGAGATATTTACTTTTCCCGAATTCGTGTTAATTTGTCCTAACGATGGGCATTGTATGTTCACCGTTGAAGAAAAAATTTAAAGCCTCGGCAAATGCCGGGGCTTTCTGCGTTTTGGGCTCGCTTCGGCGGGCCTTTTTCATTTCAGGCTCACGGGAACCATCTTCGATACGGCTCGTTGTTAAATCAGCCCGATGGGCCTGACCCTTTTCAAACACACAGCACCCCGTCAACCCGGAGGTGAACCTATGGCAAAGCATATGCAAGACAAAGAAAGCATGGCCGGAATCACCTGGCTGGCTCTGCTGATCATTGCTGGCTGGGGCGGCCTTGTCCGATTCCTGATGGATGTGAAGCAGGGCAAAGCGAAATGGAGCTGGATAAATGCTTTTGCGCAGATTGTGGTTTCGGCTTTTACCGGGGTCATTGGTGGGCTCATCAGCATTGAAGGTGGCCTGAGTATTTACATGATACTGGCCACTGCCGGTATCAGTGGTGCCATGGGTTCCGTAGCGCTCACGTATTTCTGGGAACGAATCACCGGAGTGAAAGCACAATGACAGCAGACCAGATTATCGAGGGGATCCTCGGAAAAGAGGGTGGTTATGTCGATCACCCCTCTGATAAAGGCGGGCCAACCCGCTGGGGCATCACGCAGACCATAGCTCGCGCACATGGCTACACCGGTGATATGCGAGAGCTGCCCAGGGAAACAGCAAAGCAAATCCTGCTGAGCGATTACTGGACCGGACCCCGGTTTGACCAGGTGGCAGCTCTATCTACGTTACTGGCGGATGAGCTTTGCGACACTGGCGTGAACATGGGGCCCAGCGTCGCCAGTAAGTTCTTTCAGCGCTGGCTGACGGCAATGAATATGCGTGGGAAGCTTTATCCCGACCTTATCCCGGATGGCGTGATTGGACCCCGAACTATCACCGCTCTGAAGGGGTATCTTTCTGCCCGCGGGAAAGAAGGCGAGCAGGTGCTGCTGAGAGCACTGAACTGCAGCCAGGGCGCCAGGTATCTCGAACTGGCGGAGGGCCGCGAAGCCAACGAGGATTTTCTCTACGGCTGGGTTAAGGAGCGTGTCCTGTGAAGATGATCATTTTCGCTTTGCTCGTGCTGGTGGCTGTGCTCGTTCTGTTACTTCTGCGCAAATATACCCGGCTGGAGTTCGTAGGGCATGCCAGCCTGCTGCTGAAAACGTGGTCTGTAAAGCTGGGAGCTATCGGCGCGCTGGTTGGCATGTGGGCGCAGTCGTTCCCGGATGCTGCGCTGCACGCCTGGGCGATGCTGCCGCCGGATATCAAAAACATCCTGCCGCCAAACATCGTTGCACTGATTAGCCCGGCGCTGGTGGTGCTGGCCGTGCTATCGCAATACGTACGCCAGCCAGCATTGAAAGAAAAGGCCGACGAACTGAAGGAGCCGCAGCAATGAGCTTTGAAATTATTGCTGGGCTGGTGGTCGTCATCTTGGGCGCTATCGCTGGCGCGTTCGGCATCGGCCATGCTCGCGGGGCCAGTAAGGCAGAAGCCAAAGCCGATCAGCAGCGTACCAAAGAGAACGCCGCCGCCACCGTCGCCGCGGCAGAACGTAAGGCGGAAGTCATGAAAGGGGCCAGTGATGTACAGCAGACTGTTAGCCATATGCCTGATGACGATGTTGATCGGGAGCTGCGCGAAAAGTTTACCCGCCCCGGTAGTCGTTGATACGGCCTGCAGTTGGGTGCGGATCATTTACCTGACTGACCACGATATCGACGTGCTGGATAAGCAGACCAAGCGCGACATTCTGGCGCACAACAAAGCAGTGCAGGCGAACTGCCCGCAATCAACCGAAAAGGCTACGAAATGAATGAAGCTAAACCGCAGGACGGTACCACTGTAAAAGGCTACCGCACGCTGGGTCCGAAAGAAATCAGTGACATGAATGAGCTTAAGAAGGCTGCTCGTGAATTTAACGCGCTGCTTGAGAAGCAGAAGGCATGGGTTGCTGATGAGTTGGCGATGACAGCAAATCATTCTGATGAAGCGCATGAGGCTGGCCGCTGTCTGGCTATCGCCCGCACCAAAATGCAGGAGGCCTGCATGTGGGCCTGCCGCGCAGTCGCCCGGCCAGATGCTGACTGTTAACCCCACTAAGGGATAAATCACCAATTATCCCCATCAGAGGATAAAGCAATGAAGCAATAAGCGGATAGACCGCAGCTGAAAGGCAATGGAGCCGTCGTGATGCTCCCCTGAGTCGCCATTGAGCGAGCCTGTGTAGCGACGGGTCAAGGTTCTTATATCAAAAGAAGCTCCGGTAAAGCAGCGCGAACGCCAAACGCGCACCGGTTATCAGCGGCGATGATGCGACAGCAACTCAAGGGCATGAGCGTGGCCACTCCGGGAAGTGGCAAGGTATTACAGGAGCCACTTTGTCGAGTGGCTTCGATAATGCTCCCCACATCGCACAGAGGTAAGACATGGCAGAGATCACTGCATCCGAGCAAATTCGCCTGGATATCATCAAGAAAGTTAACTATGACACCGCAGCGGCCAAGCTGGCCATTGACTGGGTAGGCGACAGCTATCTGAAGTCTGAGCTATTCGCAGACTCTTTCGATCGTGTTTTCACGGAAAGCGAGATTGTCTCGAAGACCCGTAAAGCGATTCAGGAAGCGACCGAAGCGCTGGCGCTGTTTGATACCGCAGCTGAGTAATCATCACAAATGCCACCTACGGGTGGCTTTTTTAATGGTTATCGAATAGGGGGAGCCTATGCCGGTATGCACGATTTCAATAGAAGTAAAAAGGCGCTGGTGGCTACTGTTCTACGTCAAGACACTGACTTTATTCTGTCTGATGTTCCAGTGCGAGCCTGATTACGAAAAGATTTCCGCATTCATCGTGAAGTATGGCATCGGCCAGAAAGTGAAGGCGGGACCAGTGCGAAAGAATACGGAGTAGTCTATGGCAAAACCGGACTGGGGCGAGCTTCAGCAACGGTTCCTGTCCGATCATGCCGCAACCGGCGTATCACCGAAGGATTGGTGTGAAGCGCAGGGACTGAATTACGCTACTGCCCGCCGATACATCAAGAAACCCACTGCGCAAACTGCGCAAAAACCTGCGCAGAAGAAATTGCGCACTGCGCAAAAGGAAAAGTGCGCAGAAGAGCTGGTGGATGATGATGGACTCACCGATCAACAGCGATTATTTGTCGCGGAATACCTGAAGGACAACAACGCCACGCAGGCCGCTATCCGTGCCGGGTACAGCAAGAAGACAGCGAATGAGCAGGGAGCAAGGCTGTTAGCAAAAGTTAGTATTGCGCAGGCCATTGCGCAGCAGCAGAAAGCATCCATTGTGCGCACGCTCGGCAGCGCTGATGAAGTGCTTGAGCAGATGTGGCGCCTGGCAACGTTCGACGCCAACCAGCTATCACAGTATCGCCGCGGGAGTTGCCGCTACTGCTGGGGCTTCGGCCACCAGTATCAATGGCGTGATGCTGTTGAGTACGAAGAGAAGCGACTCGAAGCGCTTGAGCGAAAACGTCGAGAGCCTTTGGATGATGGCGGCTACGGCTACAACCACAAGCGCGAGCCCAACCCTCATTGCCCCCGTTGTAATGGTGACGGTATCGGGCAACCCTTCTTTGCCGATACCACGAAGTTGCCATCAGATGCTGCGCTTGCCTATTCAGGTGTGAAGCTTGGTAAGAATGGCGTTGAGATAACCTCCATCAGCCGTGAGCGCATGTACGAGGCGGTGATGAAGCGTCTCGGCCTGGCTGATAGTGAGTTCGCACAGCGCCTGCAGCAGATTGAAATCGAGCGCCGGCAGCTGGAGGTCGAAAAATTACGCAAAGAGCTGGCCGCTGACCCGGAGGATGACGAACCAACGCCAGTTGCAATCAATATCAACGTAGTCGATGCACGAGTGAGGGAAGAGGATGGCGATAGCACCGACGCTTAACATCCCTCAGGCCAAATTTCTTGCGATGCAGTACAAGTTTAAGGCCTACGTCGCCGGCTTCGGTTCTGGCAAGACATGGGTCGGCTGCGGTGGTATCTGCAAAGGGATGTGGGAACACCCCAAAATCAACCAGGGTTACTTTGCGCCAACGTATCCGCAGATCCGTGACATCTTTTATCCGACTGTTGAGGAGGTGGCCCACGACTGGGGGCTGAATGTCAAAATCAACGAGGGAAACAAAGAGGTCCATTTCTACGCCGGGAAGCAGTTCCGCGGGACGACTATCTGCCGTTCTATGGAGAAACCACACACCATCGTTGGTTTCAAAATTGGTAATGCCCTGATAGATGAGCTCGACGTGATGCCCGCCAAAAAGGCGCAGTTAGCCTGGCGAAAAATCATTGCACGTATGCGTTACAACGTGCCCGGATTGCGAAACGGGATCGACGTCACCACGACGCCGGAAGGGTTTAAATTCGTTTATCAGCAGTTCGCAAAAGCTGTACGCGATAAGCCTTCGCTCTCAACGCTGTATGGCCTGGTGCAGGCCTCGACGTTCGACAACGAAAAGAATCTGCCGCCGGACTATATCCCGTCGCTGATGGAGTCATACCCGCCGGAGCTGATCAAGGCTTATCTGCGTGGCCAGTTCACCAACCTGACCAGCGGGACGATTTACCATCAGTTTGACCGTAAGCTGAATAACTGCAGGGAAGAAGAGCAACCCGGTGAGCCGCTGTATATCGGTATGGATTTCAACGTCGGGAAGATGGCCGGAATTGTTCATGTGCTGCGTTTTGGGCTTCCCTGTGCAGTTACTGAAATCATAAAGGCTTACGACACCCCGGACATGATCCGCATCATCAAAGAGCGGTTCTGGCTATATGACGGCCATGACTACCGAAAGGTGCGTGAAATCTATATCTACCCGGACGCTTCCGGCGATTCCCGCAAATCCAGCAATGCCAGCGCCACGGATATCGCTCAGCTTAAGCAGGCCGGCTTCAATGTGGTTGTTAATGCATCAAACCCGCCAGTGAAAGACCGCATCAACGCGATGAATGCCATGTTCTGCAATGGTAACGGTGAACGTCGCTACAAAGTGAATGTAAAGCGGTGCCCGGTGTACACCGAGTCGCTTGAGCAACAGGTTTGGGGCGAAAACGGTGAGCCGGATAAAACGGCGGATAACGATCACCCCAACGATGCCGGTGGGTATTTCATTGTGAAGCAATTCCCGATCATCAAACCGACTGGAAAAGTCACCCAACTGCGGATGTAAAACCATGCCTGATATTTCAACGCCCAACCTCGACTATAACGACATGGTTGAGGCATGGGATATTAATGATGCGCTGATGGGCGGCACGCTGGAAATGCGCCGGCAGGGGAAGTTGTATCTTCCGAAATGGCCCAATGAAGACCCCGAAAGCTACAAAGAACGATTAGCGGCTGCAACTCTGCTCCCTGCCTATGAAGAAGCGATCAAACAAAACATAGGGCGCGTATTTGCTGAACCTACGGTATTGAGCGAAAGCGCGCCCGAAAGCATCAGAAAGCTATCTACTGACATCGACATGGAAGGTAATCGCCTTGATGTATGGGCGCAGCAATTCTTTAGCATCGGATTTCAGTATGGTCTAGTTCATGCGCTGGTGGACTATCCACGAGTGGATACTCAGTCCGTAAGAACAAAAGCTGATGAAATAGCAGCCGGGAGCAGGCCATACGTTACGATGCTGAACCCTCGGCAGGTCATAGGCTGGAAGTCGAAAGTTGAAGGGGGAAAGGTCATCCTCACAGATTTGCGTATTCGTGAATCAATCATTGTTGATGGAGATGACTACGGGCAGACGAAGGTTGAACAAATTCGGCATATCATGCCCGGCAAGGTTGAAATATACCGCCGCAAAGCAGGTGATAATGGAGTAGCTCAATGGACGCTTCACGAAGAATGGGCAACCAGCCGTAACGATATTACGCTGGTAACGCTCTACACGAAACGCACTGGTTTCATGCGTGGATCACCGCCACTGCTTAATCTCGCCTTACTGAATATCAAGCACTGGCAGAGCCAGAGTGAACAGGACAACATACTTCATGTCGCTCGCGTGCCGTTGCTGGTGGCTTACGGTCTGGCTGATGGCGAAACGTTGACGATAGGTTCTTCCTCTGCGACTCGTTTCGATGACCGTCAGCGCCAGGGACTGGAATATGTCGAGCATACCGGGGCTGCGATTGAAGCTGGTGAAACGTCGTTGGAAAAACTGGAAGATCAGATGCGGCAGGCCGGGGCAAAACTCTTACGTGCCGAGAATACCTCTACCAAATCCGTTGATCAGACCAATGAAGAGCGCATGCAGGAAAACTCCCCTCTGTATACGATGGCGAGCTCTCTTGAGGACGCCCTCGATAACATTCTGCAGATCATGGCGGAATGGCTGGGCGAGAAAGAAGGCGGCAATGTCGACGTACGCACCGAGCTGGATGTTTCAGCCCAGACGTTTGATTCCGCAGCTGCAACAGCTGTTCAGTCGCTCCGTCAGGGTGGTGATATACGTCAGGTCGATGCTGTTCGCGTATTGCAGGCTCTGAAATTTATCGATCCGGATGCGAAGCCCGAAGAGATAATCGACGAGCTGCGAAATCAGCAGGTCACATTGGCCGGCGGACTGAGTAACCCGGGTGGTGCAAATGGCAACGGCGAATGACAAGCTTCAGGATGAATCGATAGCGCATGCGATATGGATTGCGCGGTACAGCACCAGCGTTGCAAACAGGATGATAAAAACCCTGAATGACAGCGATGCGGAACTGACGGCCAGATTGCTGGTGGCGATGGATAGCCTGGATGCGGACAGCTTTACCGTCTCGCGACTGGAAGCGCTGCTCAGTAGTGTCAGGGCTCTCAATCGCGAGGCTGTGCAGTCAATGTACGCCGGACTATCTGATGAACTGCAGCAACTCGCTCAGCACGAAGCAGGCTTTCAGCTGAGCCTGTTCCAGTTTGCTATCCCCGACGATGTTCTGGCTCTTCATCCGCTAGTGGGAATCTCCCCTGATGCTGTGTATGCGGCGGCGATGGCTAAGCCATTTCAGGGACGCCTGCTCAGTGAATGGGCTGATAGCCTTGAAGCCGATCGCATGACGCGCATCAGTAACACGGTGCGGCAGGGATTCCTGCTGGGCGATACGCATGAACAAATCGCCAGAAAGGTGCGTGGTCATGCTAACCGTGGCTATCAGGATGGCGCGCTGCAGATGAGCAGGGCCAACGCCGGCAGCATTGCCAAAACAGCTGTAGGGCATCTTGCGGCGACGGCGCGAAAGAGCTTTGCGGATGCTAACGACGACATTCTGAAGGGTAAGCAGTGGTTATCCACTTTGGATAACCGGACATCAAAGGATTGTCGGATTCGCGACCGTCTCAAATACACCCTGGATAACAAGCCTATCGGCCATAAGGTGCCGTATCTGCAGGGGCCCGGGAAAATCCATTTCTGCTGTCGCAGCGTCGAAACCTACATCCTGAAATCGTCTGATGAGCTCGGTATTGCTGTAGGGCAAATATCAGATAGCTCGCGCGCCAGCATGGACGGGCAGGTGCCTTTGGATACCGATTATCAGGGCTGGTTCTCGCGCCAGTCGTTCACGCGACAGTCCCAGATCGTTGGCGTAACCCGGGCCCGGCTGATTCGTGATGGCGGCATGTCTCCTGATGAGTTCTACAACGACAAAGGCGAATGGCTGACGCTGGACCAGTTGCGTGAGCGCGACGACCAGGCATTCCGTGACGCTGGGCTTTAATTATCATTTTCATCAACAGGCTGCCTCCGGGCGGCCTTTTTTATTGCCGTGATCCGGATGGTGAGCGGCGCAACGGTCGGATGACCCATAAAAAGGTAACCACATGAAACTGAAAACAGTTGAAGTAAACGGCAAGAGCTATGCAGAAGTTGATGCGAACGGGCTTCCCGTTTATGTACATGACGACGGCAAAGAGATCGGCTTCGATGCTGTGCAGGCCGTTGGAAAAATCTCCTCTCTGAACGGTGAGGCGAAATCTCATCGTGAAGCCAAAGAAGCAGCTGAAGCAAGCCTGGCGAAATTCGCCAAAATCGGTGACCCGGCGAAGGCACTCGAAGCGCTGGATATGATGACCAAAATCGACCAGAAAAAACTGATCGACGCGGGTGCTGTTGACCAGGTGAAAGCGGATATCACCAAATCATTCCAGGCACAACTGGATGAGGCCAACAACAAAAATAAAACGCTGGAAAGTCAACTGTACGATTCGATGATCGGCGGTAGCTTCACCGGTTCCAAATTTATCACCGATAAAATCGCCATCCCTGCCGATCTGCTTCAGGCCCGCTTCGGTCAGTCGTTTAAGGTCGAAGAGGGTAAAGTTGTCGCCTATGACGGCACAGGCAACAAAATTTACTCCCGCTCGAAGCCGGGAGAGCTGGCCTCGTTTGATGAAGCGCTGGAATTTCTGGTGGAGCAGTACCCGCAAAAAGACTACATCCTGAAATCCAGTGGCAATAACGGCGGTGGTTCACGTCAGTCTCAGCATCAGGCAGGGCAGAAAACCATGAAGCGTGATGCATTCGATTCGCTGGATATTGCAGGCAAACAAAATGCCCTCAAAGACGGTGTCACCATCGTTGATTAGTCCTCTTTTGCCTGCCGCCGGATGGCGGCGGGCGCCGGAGCTGGATAGCTCAGCCAACCCAAACCCATCTCTAAGGAAAAATGAATCATGTCGAACACTTTGACCGGGTTGATCCCGACTATCTATACCGCTCTGGATGTTGTTTCCCGCGAGCAGGTAGGTTTTATTCCTGCCGTCGCCCGTAACACCAAAGCAGATGCCGCAGCAAAAGACCAGACGGTTACCGCACCAGTTGCCCCGGTAGCAGTAACTGAAGACATCGTGCCGGGCCCTTCGGCTCCTAACACGGGTGATCAGAACATCGGTACCGTTGATGTCAAAATCACTAAATCCAAAATGGCTCCGGTCAAATGGAATGGTGAAGAGCAACTGGCCATCGGTCCGGCTGGTACTTACAACACCATCCTTGCTGACCAGTTCAAGCAGGCATTCCGCGCACTGGCGAACGAAGTTGACGCAGATCTTGGGGCGCTATACTTCAACGCATCGCGTCAGGTTGGCACGCCGGGAACTACGCCGTTCGGTATCAAGGAAGACCTCAGTGATGCCGCGCTGGCCCGTAAAGTGCTGGAGGACAACGGCTCACCGACTACCGATCTCCAGATGGTTCTCGGATCGGCTGCCATCGCAAACCTGCGCGGCAAACAGTCAGTGTTGTTTAAGGTGAACGAAGCCGGGACGGAACAACTGCTGCGTGAAGGCACGCTGGGTCGCCTGGAAGGCTTTAATATCCATAACTCCGCCGGCGTTAAAACTCACACGGCCTCGGCTGCCGCAGGCTACCTGGTGAATGGAGCAAAAGCTGAAGGCGATCGTATCATTGCCATTGATACTGGCACAGGGTCTTTCACCGCTGGCGATGTGGTGAGTTTTGCTGGCGACGACAACAAGTATGTAGTTGCAGCTGCGACCGCAAGTACTATCACCCTTGCTCAGCCTGGTCTGCGTCAGGATTTGGCAGATAACACCGCTATTACCCGTGGTGCAGGTTATGTGGCGAATATGGCGTTTGACCGTAATGCGCTGCTGTTGGCATCTCGCACCCCGGCAATGCCGCAAGGTGGGGATACTGCGGATGATGTGATGAACGTTACCGACCCGGTATCAGGCATTACCTTCCAGGTGGCACTGTACCGCCAGTATCGCCAAATCCGTTATGAAGTTGGTCTGGCGTGGGGTGTCGCTGCGCCAGTTCCGCGTCACAGCGTCATTATTGCTGGCTGAAAACCATCAACCATGAGGGGCTTCGGCCCCTTTTTTTAGTGGAGGGCTTATGGCCGGATTAACCAAAGAGCAGCGTGCTGAACGTGCTGCAGCAAAACTTGCGGCCGCGCAGGTTGATGCCAATGATCCTGAACAGCAGGAACAGCAGGAACAGCAGGAACAGCAGGAACAGCAGGAACAGCAGGAACAGCAGGAACAGCAGGAACAGCAGCTGGTGGCGATGATTACCGATTTCCCGGTATTCCCCGGCGGCCCCAATACCGCGAACGTTCACCCTGATGAAGTGGAGAACTGGAAGGCGCACGGCTGGAAAGAAATGGAGTGATGCATGATCACTTTCATCACCGTTGAAGATGTCAATTCGATTCTCGGTGCCACCTGGACAGATGAAAGCAAAAAAGCCAAATCTGTGCTGATGGCTAATACCTGGATGAATGGACTTAACCTGAAACTGCCGTGCGATAAGGCAACTCACGAAACCATTATTCCTGACGATGTGAAACAGGCCGGCGCCTATGCGGCGCTGGCAGCCTCAAATGGTGGCCTGTATCAGCAGAAAACTGACTCGGGGGTGCTGTTGAGTAAGACCGTTGACGCTGACGACGTTTCTGTTTCCAAAACCTTCGCAGAACTCGCTACCAACAGCTCTGCATTGCTCGATTCCGACCTGCAGCTGGCGCTTGCAATGCTAAAGCCCTATGGCATTAGTCAGTCTCAGGTACGGCTGGTAAGGGGGTGATATGCAAAACACTGATGTGCATTATGCCGGTGACGGGCTCGGCCCTCGCGATGTGTTTGTGAATGGAAACCCGATCAATTATGTCGTTTACGCAAACCCGGCAAAGGGCGTTGTTGAGTTTGCACCTCATCCACTCCGGGCAAAACGAAATGGTGAAATCTATACCCGTAGGCTTCGCGGTTCTGTGATCGTTAAATTCCGTCATAGCGGTGGTGAATGCGATGGGTATACGTGATGAGTTGCAGACAGAAGTCGCCACAGCATTCGATACTGATCTGCAGGATGCGGTTAAGGCGTTCACCGGCAGTTACACCGTTCGTGGTGCCTGGGATCCGGTTACGGAAACCGGCACTGAAACACAGGTGACTTACTCAGGGCGCGGAGTGCTGGCGCGCTATAAACTCCGCCGTATCGATGGCGTTAATATTCTGCATGGTGATGTGAAGCTAACCGCCCTGGTTAACGAGGTGACTGATAAGCCGGCCGTCGGACATATCATCATCGCACCGGATCCGATTACGGGTGAGCTTCAGCGTTACGAGATCATCACCGCTTCTGCCGACTCTGCTGGAGCTGCGTACTCCATTCAACTGCGGAGGGCGTGATATGGCTAAGGGCTGGAACATTGACCCGGCGGCATTCGCCGGGCTGGTGGCCGAAGATGTCAAACTACGCCAGCGGACAATCGCCATTCAACTGCTGAATGAAATTGTTCAACGGTCGCCGGTAGGAAACCCGGAGCTGTGGGCCATCAACGCGACCGCGGTTCAATACAACAAAGCTGTTGGGGAATGGAACGAATCTCTTTATGCCGATCCTGCTAACCTGACCAAAACCGGAAGGCTCAGGAAGAAAGTCCGTGTTAATGACAGCATGGATATCATGCGGCCGGCTGAGTATCGCGCAGGAACCTTCAGGGCATCGCATTTTGTCAGCATCGGCGAGCCTAATCATTCCGTCCCGACCGAACCGGATCCGCGCGGGACAATGACGTTTCTTAATGGCAAAAATATTATTGACCAGGCGCCAGCCTACTCGGTGATTTACATCCAGTCGAACCTGCCTTACTCCGTGCCTCTGGAGAATGGCCACTCAACACAGGCGCCGACAGGCGTCTATGCCGTCTCGTTTAATGGTGTGATTCAGGCCTACAAATGACCCTTACAGAAATCAGAAACGCTGTCATTTCCCGAATGGCGGCACAGACCGCTATTGCCTCTGATGCGGTGGATTATCCCAATGGTCCGGTATTTGACCCCAGCAACCGCGATATCTGGGCCCGCCTCACCAACATTGCAGGGCAGGCAGGCGCAACCGAGATCGGGAATGGGCCGGTCGTGCACAGGACAGGTTTACTCATCATTCAGCTGTTTGTTCCGGTCGGTTCCGGGACGTTGCTTATCTCCCGGACCGCCGATCAGCTAACGGAGCTATTTGAGTTCAAGGACGACGGAAAGCTGAGTTATTTCGCAGTTTCTGCTGTGCCGGCAGGCGAGACCGATGGCTGGTTACAGCTCAATCTTCAAATTCCTTATCGCGCTCTGTAGCGCACAAAAAACAGGAGGCTCCTGTGAGCTCAGGTGCAAAAGTAGTAGCCGCGTTTATTCGCGAGACAACGCCAGGAATCACGCCGACGGCAGGGGCGTGGAACCTGCTACGTCGTTCTTCATTTGGTCTGAAACCAACGCAGAACACCAATGATAATGACGAAATCGCTGGTGACCGCATGGCGCAGGGCGTTTCACGCGGCACAGTGGATGTCGGCGGAGATGTCGGCACGCGGTTTCGCTGGAATCAGCATGATGATTTTCTGGCGAGCTGCTTTGGTGCGGAATGGGTGGATAACGTTCTGACCATGGGCAATGGCCGCATCACGTTCTCAGTGGCTTCCTATGCCGAAGATGTGGGTATCGCCCAAATCGCCCGCGGCTGTCAGGTGGCAACCCTGCAGATCGAAATCCCGAATGATGGTGACATCACTGCTACGGTCACGTTTGCTGGTCTAGACTGGGAGACGAAAGGTGACGATACCAGCTTCTTTAGCGCGCCGGTCGATAATGCCGGAGCGTTGCGCTATTCGTTCAAAGAGGTAACAGCCCTCAGCCTGAATGGTGTAGCTGGGGGTAATGGTTTCTGTGTCGATACCTTCAACATCCAGTTCGACAACAATATGCAGACCCAGCGTTGCATCGGTACCGGTTCGGCGTTCGCCGGCGCGAATATTCCGACAACCTTTACGCCGTCCGGGCAGATCACGCTTTCTTGGTCAAAAGCTGCGTGGGAGCTCTATAAGAAAACGTTCACCGGCGAAACGGTACCGTTTAGCTTTACGCTGGAGAATGCTGAAGGCGCATATACCTTCTATTTCCCGGAAGTGCAGATTTCCGGTGACTGGCCGGATGCGGGGAGCACTGACATTGTTCAGGTTCAGCTGGATATCACCGCGGCCAATACTCCGCCAACTATCACCCGCGTCCCCAAAGTGCCGGCGACGGCAATCAGTGTTGCGCCAGCCACTTCAACTGGGGCCGTGGGATCTACTGTGACGTTAACCGCCACGCTTACGCCAGCTGATTCAACTGATACCGTCCAGTGGACGTCATCGGATCCGACTATCGCCAGCGTGGTTTCTACCGGGCAGAAAACAGCGAAAGTCACGCGTAACGCAGCCGGTACGGCAACCATCACCGGTAAGGCCCGCACCTTTACGGCAACGTCTGAAATCACCGTTACCGCGCCTTAATTTACCTGGCCCGTTCTGCAGTCATCGCGGATCGGGCTTTTTTGGGAGTCTTTATGCTGATTATTTCTTCTCAAATTGATTTGAACGGAGAACGCTGGTTTTTCCCTTACAAAAAGCCAGCAGGAAGTAAAAAGAAATTCACGCCGGAAGACGAGGCGCTGTTTAAACTCCGTCTGCTGGTGGCCAGTAGCGAGAATTCACAATACCGCTCACGCAACGCGCTGGTGCGGCGCCATATCGACAAAATGGACGCAAGTTACCAGGTCGGTACGGATGCTTTCGATCTCGCCAGTGTGGGCGAGATTGACTCGGTTGATGATCTTCTCATCGACAATTGCGCGCGCTTTCTTCTGAAAGACTGGGAAGGCGTGGGGGAGCTGGTGGATGGTACGGAGACGGCCGTAGCGTATACACCGGAGCGTGGTGTTGCGTTACTGAAGCAAAACCCCTCTCTGTACTGGCTTATTCTGGCTGAGGCGGCGAACATTGCTCGGGGTCAAGAGCAGCAGACTCAGGAAACCGTAAAAAAGCCATAGAGGCCCAAAAGTGGCTAAAGGAATTCGCCGGCGAACAGGGCGAGAAAGCAAAGTGGCGCAGGGAGAAACTAAATCTCCCGCCCATTCCGGAGCCTGAAATCGATGCGGTCACTGGGGAGATCCTTAACGCTTACGCCATGATATCGCGCGGCAGGAAGTATGCCGGCATGGCCGGAGTGCCGCTCCCTCTATCCCTGAACGATATCGAGCTTTACCTGGCATCGCGCACCATCCTGATCGACCGCATTGAGTTTGACGCAGCGATACTGGCTCTTGATGATGCCTGGAGGGCTGAGTGGGCCGAAGATCAGAAAAGACAGGCAAAAGTGAAGTAGTCATATCATTGTCTCCATCTATTCCTGTGCTAACCTGTGTGCAAATGTTAATGATGGGGATAAGGATGTGAAATTGTTTGCGCTTGGTTTTTTCTTTGCCTCTTTTTTTGCAGCAGCATCGCCATGGGTCTATCAAGACTCAAAGGATGAAATGAGAGGTACATCGACGCATATTGCAGTTACTGAGTCAACGAACTTTAAAGAATTCTCCTTCCCGTATAACGGTGGGGCTAAATTAAGAATTTTGTTGGTAAGTAATGATGATAAAACGGTTTCAGCAGCAGGCTTGTCGCTTGATAAAGGTCAGTTTGTTTGCAGCGATAGGAAAGAGTGTGAAATTAGTGCGAAATTTGATGATGGATCTATTCAGGAGTTTGCTGTCATCAAAACTAAAAACTCAGAAAACACTCTATTAATAGTTGACTCATCATTGTTTGCTGAGACGCTGCGTATCTCTAAATCAGCATTTATTGAGGTACCTGTTTACCAGGAAGGAAATCAGCAATTTAAGTTTGAGCTTGAACCTGCAAAGTATGAATCCAATGAGTCTGGCAAACCTTATGTATCTCAATTGTGGGGGCTCAATCTCAAAGAAAAGATAAACTTGGAAGGGAAGTCACTTGAAACCAATGATCGTGGGCTATCTTGCTACCGCGAAAATCTAGAGGTGTTGAAGGGGTGGTCTGTTGATGCAAAAATATGCGCCTATGAAAACCTAATAACATTTATCAGCTTTGATTACCCTTATGATATTAAAAAAATAAATTCGCTGGTTTCTGATATTAATAAAAAAATCGGTAGTAATGTTAAGTTTAAAAATGGTGGCGCGGCCTGGCTCAAGAGTGATGGGATGAAAATGGGTTCTATTTTCCTATTTGGAAATAAAAAGGATGGGATTAATTTCACTTTTTCCTACGACCCGCCACTGAGCAAAATCCCACCTAAAAAATGAATTGTGACTAGCAGGTTAATCGACACTTCCAAGCAGTCAATTCAAATATCTTTATCTAGATAACCCAGCTTAGCCTGGGTTTTTTAATGCCCGGAGAAAGGTAAATGACTGAACAAACATCCCGCCTTGCGATCGTTCTTGATAGCTCCGGGGCAGAAAAACAGGCTGATAATCTCGCAACTGCACTGGTAAAAATGACGCAGGCAGGTGAACGTGCTGCCTCCAGCGCAGTGAAGGTGACAAAGGCCACTGATGAAGAAAAACAGTCTCTTTCTGAACTCTTAGATCGTATCGACCCGGTAAACGCAGCCCTGAACAAACTGGATAAACAACAGCAGGATCTTGCGAAATTCAAATCCAAGGGGATGGTAGATACCGATACATTCGATCTTTATTCAAAGAAAATCGAGGAAACACGAAACAGACTAACAGGATTTCGCGACGACCTTGGTAAAACCGGCCAATCCGCCGCCCAGACTGCCTATGCCATGCGCATGATCCCGGATCAGATGACAGATATTGTTGTCGGCTTATCCACCGGTCAGTCTCCGTTTATGGTGCTGATGCAGCAGGGCGGGCAGTTGAAAGATATGTTCGGGGGTATTATTCCTGCAATTAAAGGTGTATCCACCTACGTCATGGGGTTGGTAAATCCATTTACAGTAGCTGCGGGGGCAGTTGGTCTTCTCACTTATGCTGTTTATCAAAATCGGCTGGACATTGAAGCGGCATCAAAAATTGCTACAGAGTCGCTTGGCACTAACGGTGATGCTGCCGAGCGTCTTGCACTTAATATGGTTGCGATATCCGATAAGACGGGGCTGGCGATCGAAGACGTCGGCAATATGTTTATCACTACGAATGACGGTGCCAGCGAGGCAGTAAATAAATTAATTGATGTGGGGTTTAGTTACGATGAAGCACGACAAAAAGTCTCGCAATATAAAGATTCGGCTAATTTTACGGCTCTGAATGCAGATATTGATATGCATCGTCGAGAGATACTGAAAATAGGCGACTCATGGACGGCTGCGGCTATAAAGGTCAAAAATTATTACACAGCAGCCGACAAAGGTAAGCAGAATGTTGCCCTTGGTGGTGCAATAGACCCCACAATGAGATTTATCGGCCAGGCTATCGACCTGCAATCAACGATGAATGCTTTGACCATTCAGGGTAATAAAGCTGTTGCAGAGTCTGTTGACTGGATTAATAAGGAGTATCTGGCGGCAGACAGAGTTGCCGGTGCAGAAGCTCGGTTAAAGGAGGCAAGAGAGCAGTCCAGAAAAATTGCTTTCTCAGGAAATAAAGAAGCCATCGATCAGGCAAATGCGCTAATTGCTGTACGAGAAAAGGAACTTGAGCAGGCTAAAAAGGCTGGACAGCCTAAGACCCACAAAGGAAAAGCCTATACAGAGGACGCGGCAACCCGGCTGCTTGATCAAATAAACCAGCAGACAGCTGCCTTGCAGTCCCAGCTGGATGCCAGTGACAAGCTTAACAGCGCAACCCAGGCGCGGGTAAAGTTCGAACAGCAAATTGCTGACCTCAAGTCTAAAACGCAGCTCACAGCCGACCAGAAGTCGATTCTTTCCCGTTCAGATGAAATCCTCCAGGCGTATAAGCAGCAGGAGGCACTGCAAAACTCCGTAAAAACCCTGGATGATTACCGGAAAATGCAGGAACAGGTAAAGACGAAGGATGAGCGGACCAACGATCTGCTTAAAACCCGTCTTGAACTGCTGGAGAAAGCCAAAGCAACCGGGCAACTAAAACCCGGTGAATATGAAAAAACACGGGCAGATATTTATCAAAACACCGATATGCAACTGCCCTCGACGGTTCGTAATGTTGTAGGAAACCTGACACCCACAGGAGGGCGACTCTCTGGAACTTTTGAGGGGATGCAGGGGCAAATCAATGAATATGACCAGGCGCAGCAGGAGCTCCAGCGCTGGCTGGCAGCTCAGGAGGAAGCTTATGCGAAGGCCGGCGAAATAACTGCCGAGGGTGAGGCCAGAATGACGTCGATTCGTCAGCGTGCAGCGGATGCAAATCAGGTCATCGAGGCTCAGAAAAACACCATCATATCTGCGGCCACGCAGTCCTTGTTTGACAGTACCGCCGACATCATGCGAACGGGGTTTGGTGAGCAATCGGCAATCTACAAGGTTGCTTTTGCTGCGAGCAAGGCATTCGCTATCGCTGACTCTATGGTGAAAATCCAGCAGGCTATAGCAAGTGGGGCAGTAAGCGCGCCTTATCCGGCCAACATCATCGCTATGGCCTCAATCGCTGCGCAGACTGCCAGTATCGTCTCAAATATTCAGGCTGTTTCAGGGGTTGGCTTCGCCTCCGGCGGTTACACCGGCCCCGGTGGTAAGTATCAGCCAGCGGGTATTGTTCACAAAGGAGAGTACGTCTTCGACCAGGCATCAACGAACCGGATCGGCGTGTCTCAGCTTGAGGCACTTCGAAATGGCCAACCGCTTGATGCAACTCTGGGGCGTACAGGGTTTGGTACTGGTGTTCAGAACGTTAACAGCGATAACAGCAGCAAGACCACCATCCATGCTCCCATTGAGCAACATTTCCATACGCCGCCCGGTGTGACACCTGATCAGATGGCTCTCTCCATGGCTCAAACGCAGAAGCGGGCGACAACGGAAGCCCTGGATCAGGTTGCTGCGCAATTGTTGAGAGGGGACGGGAAAGTTGGTAAGGCAATGCGCAGTAAATATTCAGGCAGAGGGTTAGAGTGATGACTGATATCTACTACCCGCATGACAGTCTTCCGATGCCATTACAGGAAGGATACGGATTCCAGCCTGTAAGCCCGTTAAAACGAACCCAGTTAACTACCGGCCGCGCGCGGCAAAGGCGAGCTTATACGTCCACACCGACGCAGGCCAGCATCACCTGGTTTATGGAAACCGATGCGCAGGGACTGGCGTTTGAGTCCTGGTTCCGTGATGCGTTATCTGACGGGGCTGCATGGTTCATGATGAAGCTGCAGACGCCGGCAGGCATTAAGTTTTACAAATGCCGCTTTACAGATATTTATCAAGGACCGGTGCTGGTGGCTCCGATTTACTGGAAGTACACAGCGACGCTTGAATTATGGGAACGCCCCCTTGCTCCTGCCCCATGGGGTAATTACCCGGAATGGATAGTCGGAAGTTCGTTGCTTGATATCGCCCTGAATAAGGAGTGGCCGAAGCATGACGCAGATTAAACGCCTCTACGCCAGCAGCGGACCGGAGGTGATCATTGAGACGCTGCAGATCACCATTGGCTCTGATGTTCACTACCTTTGCCAGGGTTACGACAACATCACGGCGACGACGGAGAACGGCGATACCGTAACGTTTTCAGCCTGTTCGATAGACATTGCGCTGCCGGCGCGCAATGCGGACGGCACGCAGGACCTCAAATTTGCCTTGTGCAATATCGATGGTGTTGTGTCCACGGCGATCCGCAATGCGCTGGCTAACCGTCTGTCTGCATTTCTGACGTACCGGCGTTATATCTCCACGGATTTAGCGGCCCCTGCGGAAGTGCCGTATACGCTGAAAATCAAGTCGGGCTCCTGGACGGCGACAGAGGTGCAGATCACTGCGGGCTACATGAATATCCTCGATACCGCCTGGCCGCGATACCGCTACACGCTCCCTGTATTCCCCGGACTGCGTTATATCAGCTAAGGAATCCCAATGTTTAACCCTGATAAATACCGTTCAGTCACCTGGCTGAAGGGCGGGCGCGTATACCCGCAACTTGACTGTTTCGGCATTGTGAACGAGATACGCCGCGACCTGAATTTACCCGTCTGGCCCGATTTTGCAGGGGTCACCAAAGACGACGGCGGCCTCGACCGGGAAGCGCGCAGGATGATGCTTACCCTTGAGCGCTGCGAACCCTGCGAAGGGGCCGGGGTGGCCTGTTATTCCGGGTCGACTGTCACCCACGTAGGGATCGTGGTCAGTATCGATGGTCTGCTGCATGTGGCGGAATGCAATCCGGGAACGAACGTCACCTTTCTGCCGTTGCCGCGGTTTAAGCGGCGATTTGTCAAAGTGGAGTTCTGGCAATGACCATTCGTTTTTACCCGTCCCGGCTTCCCGGTGAACCACTCGAAACGCATGAGCATGGTGTAACCAGTATTCGCAGCTGGCTGGTGGCAAATGTTGAAGGCTACGAGGATCGGGATGTCCCACCGCTGACCGTTGAGGTTGAGGGGCTGTTAATTCCGCCAGGCGAGTGGGCTAAGTGTGTGATTCGCCCTGATAGTGATGTCAGGCTTTATCCGGTTCCCTTCGGGCTGGAGGCAGCCACAATCGCGTGGATCGGCGTCGGTATCTCCGTTGCCGCTGCAGCCTATTCGCTGTTTATGATGAGCAACATCGATACGGGAGGCTATACCTCATCTACAGGGCGGAGTCTCGACCTGAACCCGGCAAAGGCGAATACCGCAAAACTCGGTGATGCCATTCGTGAGGTTTTTGGCCGGGTGCGTATCTACCCTGATTATGTGGTGCAGCCGGTTACCCGGTTTGATGCCGCCGATCCTACGAAAATGCGCGTCCAGATGCTGCTGTGTCTCGGTGTCGGTGATCTGATTTATACCAATGGCGATATCAGGGTTGGCAGTACGCCAGCTTCAACGCTACCGGGATTCAGCAGCACCCATTACCCGCCAGGCGCGGACGTTTCCGGTGATGAGCGCAGCGAAAACTGGGTCAACTCCACCGAAGTTGGCGGGACGTCATCCGGCACCGGGCTGGATATGGCCCAGACGTCGCCGGACGCAGACGACATTATCGCAGACAGCATGACCGTCTCCGGATCGAGCGTGACGTTTACGGGGCTGGATACGGATGATGATGACGATAATGACGAGAACGATAACGCACTGCCGCCCAGCTGGGTCGCTGGCGCCGTGGTCGAACTTAAAGCCCCGGCGAACTACCAGATCACCACGGCGGCCGGATACAGCGTTATCGCAAGCCCGCTGCTGACGGAGATCGCGCCGGTAGTAGGTATGCCGGTGACGCTGGGGTTTAACTCTGTCGATTACGATCTGTTTATCGCGTCATATACCCCCGGTCAGGCTGCAGTGCCCGGCACCGGGGGGAGTGCGGCAAAAGTCCAGGCCAGTGCGGCCCCGACCACCTACGATTTTTCGACCAGCTCCAGCACGTTCACGATCACCTGGCAGGGGGTTACCTACCCGGTGTCGCTGGTGGCTAACTACGTCTCGATGTCGGGACTGCTGGCGGCCATCACCGAGGGACTCACCGGCTCCGGCCTGGTTGCGCAGGACAACGGCGGAACTGTACTGATAACCGAGTCGGCCAGTCCGTTCGCGGGTGGGGCGATCACGTCCTCTTCACTGCCAGCAGCTGTTTTCGGTGATGCCCCGGTTTACACCCCCGGCACGGCATCAACC